CCACCTCTAAGATCCATTTCCATGCCTCCAAGATTCATGAGTCCTCCTTCAGCTTTTTCTTGAGGTTTATCTTTTTTAACAGAATTTAATAGTTTTAATATTTGTTCTGGTGATACCCCAGTTATAGTTGAAATAGAATCATTATCCATTCCTCTTTTTAAAAGATCCATAATCATGGCGGTTGTTTTATCTACCTCACCACCCTCAGCATAAGCACTTGTAAACTCTGCACCAGGTAAGAATCTAAATTCAGAATCTTGTAATCTTGCACGTCTAACAATATCTGCAATATCTAATCCCTCACCTCTATCTAGTTTGCTAAAATCTATTTCATCCTCATCTTGTTCACCAGAGGCCATTAATCCAGCAAGGCCTGCTAGACCTCCGATACCTGCAATCTTACCAAGACCTGTTAAACCAAAAGATCCGCCGCCTTTTGTTAAACCAAGTTTACCAAGCAGTCCTTCAGTAAAAGGTGATCCTTGTAAATAACCAAAAGGTCCAGCTGCTTTTGATGCAGCTTGTCCAAATAAACTTCTTTTAATTATAGATCCTAGACCCCCTCCTTTTCCAGCGCCTAATAATCCTTTAAATCCTGTACCAGGCACACCTAATGTTAATCCACCTAATATAGCAGCCTTACCTATGGGACTCTTAACAACTTTCTTTACAGCACGTTTTGCTTTTTTAACAAGTTTTCCTATGAAGTATCCTTGTCTTGGTTCCTGTAGACTCATGATTCCACCCATGTTTCTAAGTTGTCTTTCCATCTGTGATCTTGAAATTGCCATAGTTTATCTATCTTATTTTGTTTCTCCGAATAAATCAAGGCTCGGCATGATGACCCTGACATCTTTTCTTATGTCAGATTCTGGTATATTCTTGGTTCTCCACTCGGCATCATTCTTATATACCTCACCTGTTTTCATGTTTGTTATTGTTGTTATTATCTCTTTTGGTTTTATCACCTTTGTGTCTGTCATTATGATGTTATCTCCTTCTTGATATTTAGGTAGCTAACCGCCACATCAAATGAATTTGTGTTACTTGATTGAACAGTTAGTGTATTACCACCCTCGACCACTAAAGGTTGAGTGAGTAATTCTGTTGTGGTATTAGCGGTCAAAGCTGCTGATTTAATAGCTGTGATACTGTTGTTTGTAACTGTCACTGTGGGTGTCCCCTCTGATGTCACCAATATAGACTTGATAACATAGGTCTCACTTACCAAAGGATTACCCGTGCCAAAAGGATTGATAGCGCCTCCTGATGTGCTGTTATCCGTGCCTACAAATTTATATTGATTAGCCATTAATTTACAAAAAAGTTAAACGCTTCAATCTCATCTTTTAACTCCTCTTGAAACGTTGAGTTTAATTTTTCTACAATAGCATCAAGATCTCTAACCTGTGCCTCTGCTGTGGGCAAGTCGTATTCTCTAGCGGGTCTGGTTATTACTTGTACAATTTTAGCCATTATAATAAACCTGCAAGGCCTCCTTTTTTAAGACCATAACCAAATCCTTGTCTACCACCAGCATCGTAAGAATAGCCACCTGTTGGTCCACCTGAATCTTGTCTACCTTCTCCGCCTCCCCCTGTTCCTGGTCTTCTACCTATTCTTTGTGATTCAAGTTGTTTTGCAGCAGCAGCTGACTCTCTTGCTTTTAAAGCTTCTAATTCTTTTAATCTTTGTTTAAGAACATCAGATTCTTTTCGTTTTTTATCTTTTCTTTGTTTATCTAAAGTTTTATTTATTCTAGCTATTCGTTTATCAATTGCTTGATTTAAACCAGTGCCACCAAACAAAGATACAGGATTGTATCCAGCCATGATACCACTTGCTACCTGACCCGTGTCTGTTAATCCAAATTGATCTCCATAAAAATCTCTCATTGCTTTTTCCTCTTCAGTCATGGGTCCAAACGCATTAAGCAATAATCCTATTCCAGGTATACCTGTTACCAAAGATGCTATGCCACCAATAGCAGCTTTTCCTAAATCAAAACCTTTGCCAATACCACTTGATATGTTTGATTTTGTTTTATCTAGAAAACCTCTAGTGTCTATCCCTTGTAAATTTGAAGGTATTGGAAAATTTTTTTTAGTTAAAAATTTAGCAGTTGCTTCTGGAGTACCTAGATTAAGTGCTCTATAGTTAAAGTTTCTATCTAAAAAACCTTTTGTTGGATTGTTCTGTCTTAAAAAAATATTATCCACAGGTGCATCAGTAAAATCAATTGCAGGTGTTCCCATACCTGGTACAAGTTCATCACCACTTGAGAAGTCTATTCTACCAGGCACATTATCTACAGGTGGAAACATTTCTAAATTTTGCAATCTATTAGGCATGTTTTCAGGATTCATTATTAAATCTTGGTATATATTAGTTATGGCCATTATCGTCTTCCGTCTGGTTGTATATCTAATCTAAATGTTCCTAACTTCCAACTCTGATTAGAAGATGTATTAGATATTTTAAGAGCTATAGCACGTGCACGAGCTCTTGTATCTACTTTTTTTGTGCTAGAGGTCACATCAAATGGACCTAAAGATGAGCTGCTCTGTGAATCATTTGGGAAATTTCTTAGATTTAGAGTGATTCTGGTTGCTCCGGTCTGTGATATAAAATCAGGTATAAATCTTCTTATCTTCATTATAAACTCACCATCACCTCTCGTGTCCGCTAGACCAGTCATCTGGTTACCCACTATTCTCTGAGTTATGTCAAAATCACCAGATTCAATACTTCCAACGATTGCTGTAGTTGCACCACCTTGAACTTGATCTGTTCCTATCTCATGTTGATAATATATCGTAGAACCCTCTGTGTTTCCAACGACATCAAAAGATGCATCCACAGATGCACTATACTCTGTTGCATGTGGACTTCCAAATACTGCAGAATCCTGCCACATGGTTCTAGCAAGTGATCCAACTGTCCATACTGGTCTTTGTGGAGATGAATCAAAATAATTATAACAAACCATTCTATTCACAACAGACGATCCTGTTGTCGGATAAAACCACATGACCTCACCAAACAGATTATTTAATCCTGCTGATACCATCTGGTTACCAGATTCTAGATTTATATTATCATAAACAAAATCTTCTACCAGACATGGTAGTGATTCTAATTTACCAGCATA